CATGGGAGTTGGAATAGGGATATTATCAACTTTGGTTTATAAGGTTTGGATGTTTATTAAATGCTTAATCAAATGAATAAAGAAGAAATCGAAAAAGAATTAGGATATAAAATTGAGATAGCATGAGCAACTTACCAAAAATACAAGACCTTTATATTGATAAGGTTACAACACAAAAAAACGACGTGTTTATTACGTTAATGAACCAAGAGCCTAACAAAACTTGGGTAAAAGAACATCCATTTATTAGAGGTTATAAATACCTCCCTATCGAGAGAATTGAATACCTTTTAAAAAGTATATTCAAAAATTATCGTGTTGAGATAACAGGACAAGGTCAATCTTTTAACGGTGTATGGGTAACGGTTAGAATACATTACATTCATCCGTTAACGGGCGAATGGAGTTTTCACGATGGCATCGGCGCAAGTCAATTACAAACTGCCAAAGGCACAAGTCCAGCAGATTTAAACAATATCAACAATGGAGCTTTATCAATGGCGTTTCCAATGGCTAAAACTATAGCGATTAAGGATGCTTGTGACCACTTTGGGAGGTTGTTTGGTGCAGACTTAAACCGTAAAGATTTAATAGCTTACGAGTTAGATTTAACGCTAATTGAACTAACTCCAGAGCATCCTAATTGGAACAAAGCAAAAGAATCAGTTAAGTCTGGAACATTGACTATTGAACAAATAAGAACTAAATATACTATATCAGATGAAAACTATTCAAGACTTCAAGATTAGAGCAAGTGCAAGTGGTCAAATAATGACAAACCCAAGAGCAAAAAATGAATTGCTATCCGAAACTACAAAGACTTATGTATTTGATTGGTTAAAAGAGAATATCTATGGTTATCGTAAGGAATTAAACAATAAGTATATTTCTAAGGGTTTAGAGTTAGAAGACGAAGCTATTGACAAAGCAATAGAATTACTAGATTTGCCTTTTACTTTAAAGAATGAGCAATTTTATGAGGATGAATATTTCACAGGAACTCCTGATTTAATTATTAAAGATACTGTTTACGATATTAAGTGCAGTTGGGATTGCTTTACGTTTCCTTTATTTGACACTGAAATACCTACTAAAAACTATTACTATCAGCTACAGGTTTATATGCATTTATTAGGACTTAAAAAAGCTACATTAGTTTACGTACTTTTAAATACTCCCGATAATTTAGCAAGTTGGGAACAGCCGAAAGACTATTCTGAATTAGATAAAAAATACAGAATTAAAACATTTGATTTGGAATATTCAGAGGAAATTATTAATGATTTAAAACAACGAGTTACAAATATTAGAGAATTTATAAAAACAATTAAAATTTAAAATTATGGCAAAAGTACAAGTAACATTAGATGCTACAAAATTAAGAAATTTAGTAAGTAAAAGAACTTACAAAAATAAAGATGGTCAAGATGTAGAATTACAAGAGGTAAAATTTGAATTAGTTGAGGTAAAAGAACCTAAGCAAATTTACGAAAAGGATAACATGAAAATTATGAAAACACATTTTGCTGCTGCTATTCAAACAAAAGAGGAGCGTGAAGCTAAAGCCGATACAATTTACATTGGAGAGGGATTTACAACTGTTTGGTCTAATAATGAAACAATAACTTATGTTGCAACTCCTGTAAATCCAGAGGTGGACGATGATTTGCCGTTCTAATGTATAAAAAAACCGCTTCGGTTCGTAATTAAGTTTATGAACTTGGGGCGGTTTAATTTATTTTGTATATTTGCAATAGTAGAGTGGAAGCTACATAACAATATTATCAAACCTCTATTAGGTAAGCGACTTCCACCGCCCCTAGTAGAGGTTTTACTTTTAAATATATGGAAATACACTATTTAAAAAAATTAGCTGAATCAGGATTTTCTATTATTCCATGCAAAGAGGATAAAGCACCGTTAGGAGCGTGGAAAAGAAACCAAACACTAGCACGTACACCGAAAGAAGTTGAACAACTAGATTCTCCTAAATATGGAATTGTAACAGGTTATAATAACTTAGAAGTAATTGATATTGACCTTAAGGTTTTTAGTTCATTAAAAGAACAGAAAGAGTTTTGGGATGAATATTTAGGTTTTTTAAAAGATAATATTGATGATTTCGATAAAAAATTTGTTATAAAGAAAACACAAAATAAAGGTTTTCACATTTTATACCGTTGTTCCGAAATAGTAGGCAACACGAAAATTGCTAAATTAAAAGGACATACAGAGGCTTTAATAGAATCACGTGGAATAGGTGGAATGGTTATTGCTTATGATGATACTTTGTCAACTATTAACTACCATCAAATTCAGGAGATTACTCCAGATGATAGGTTTATACTTTGGACTTGCTCAAGGACATATAATTATGTAGATGAAATTCCACAAGAGCCAAAAAAAGAAAAAACAGAATACCTTGAAACCGAAATAACCTGCTGGGATGACTACAATCAAAAAACAGATATTTTTGAGGTTATTGGGTCAGATTTTCAAATAGTAGCAAACCATAACAAAAAATACGTTATTAAACGCCACGGGGCTGCTTCCCCACATTCAGGATATGTTTATAAAGAAGATAATAGAATGTACCTTTTTTCTACGGGGACAATTTATCCCCACGAAAAACAAATAACGCCTTTCATTGCATACGCTTGGAAATATCACAATGGAGACTTTTCAGAAACTGCAAAGGATTTGTATAATAAAGGTTTTGGTTCAAGATTAAAAGCTAAAATTAAACAATTAAAAGAATCTATTTATATTCCTGAGCAGCCTCAAATAAACTTAAATGATTTAGTATTTCCTATTGATATTTTTCCAATAGACATACAAACTTATTTAATTGAATGTAATTCAAAATTAGATAGTTCGATTGAGTATATGGGTTGCTCGTTAATTTGGCTTATTTCTGTTTGTGTCGGCAACACTATCGAAATGGAGGTAAAAAAGGGATGGATTGAAAATTTATCTGTTTGGATTTCTGTAGTCGGTAAAGCTGGTTTAGGTAAAACTCCAAGTATATCAAATGTGATTTTTCCTTTAATAAAAATTAACGCAAAAGAAATAAAGAAATTCATTAAAGAGAATGAAAAATATGAATATTATTCTAATTTATCTAAAAAAGAAAAAGACGAACATAGCGAAGTATTCAAGCCTATTAAAACACAATTCATTGCAAATGATATTACACTCGAAGCACTTGTAGATTTACATCAAGAATCAGATAACGCCGTTGGGGTTTTTAAAGATGAATTAGCTGGTTGGTTAAAAGATATGAATAAATATCGTGAGGGTTCGGACTTGGAGTTTTGGCTAAGTACATGGAGTGGTAAATCTGTAAATTTAAACCGTTTAACTCGTAAGGGTTCATTTGTTGAAAAGCCATTTATTCCAGTTCTTGGAGGTATACAACCGAGTATATTCAACACGTTCTACACCGATGAAAACAAAGATAATGGTTTTATGGATAGGATGCTTTTATGTTATCCTGATTTAGCTATTGAAAAATATAACGAGAACGAAATTAGCGACGATTTATTGAAATGGTATAAGGAAATAGTGATTTCATTTTATGATACTTTGAAAAGTATCATAAAACGAGACGAAGAGGGTAGTATTATTTCATTAACGGCTAAATTTTCAGACGAAGCTAAAAAAGAATGGATTAGGATTTTTGACGAAATGACGGATATTCAAAATAACGAAGAAGAAAATGAATATTTAAAGTCTATGTTTCCTAAACAAAAGAGTTATATACCTCGTTTCGCTTGTTTAATACATGTTTTTAATGATTTTTTTAATGATGGCGGTAATAGTTTACTTATTTCAAAAGAAAGTGTTTTAAAAGCCGAAAAATTAAGTAAGTACTTTGTGGCTACTGCAAAGAAAATTAAAGTTAATAGTGTTGAGGTTTCTAAATTAAAAACAACAATAACGAATAATAAAGGCAAAAACGAAAAAGAAAAACTATTTGAAATTTACAAAAATAATCCTAATTTTAATAGGTCTGAAACTGCTGAATTATTAGGTGTTTCTAAAAGAAGCGTTTTTAATTGGATTAAGGAGTTTGATAGTGCAAAATAAAATGCACGAATGCACGGTTCGTGCATAGTTAAAATTCAATGTTTACAAGGCTTTACAAGGCAAATCGTGCAAAATGCACGATGCATAGTAAAAAAAATAAAAAAATAAAAATAAAAAAAATAAAATTTTTAGAGTGCAACCGTGCAAAATGCACGATTTCCTTTGCGAAGTACTATAAACATTGAAAAACAACCGTGCATTTACTATGCACGAACTATGCACGATTAATACAAAATGCACGATGAAATACAATTTATTACAAAAAACATACGATATTCAATGTGATTTGTTTATTAAAGGACATATTGATTATGAGTATTTTCAACAATTAGAAAAAAGATATTTAATAAGATTAGAATTATTTACTATAAATTTAAATTAAATGAACAAACAAAACAAAGCCTTACTTCAAGAACTTTACTTGAAAGATTTTAAAGAAAAATATCCATCTGTTCCAGAGCATTGTATTCCGATGGAAAAATTCAACGACACTACAGCAAACGGGCTTACTAAAACGATTATTAAATTTATACAAATTATAGGGGGTCAGGCTGAAAGAGTGTCAAGCATGGGACGTATGATTGATAATCGAAAAGTATCAACCGATGTATTAGGCAGACAAAGAAGTATTGGGTCAATGAAATACATCCCCGGTACTTCTACAAATGGAACAGCAGATATAAGCGCAATATACAAAGGTATTAGTTTTAAGATTGAAGTGAAAATAGGTAAAGACAGACAAAGCGAAGCACAAAAGAAATATCAACAGGATGTACAACTAGCTGGAGCTGTTTATATTATCGCAAAAGATTTTGATAACTTTATAATCGACTTTAAAAATGAAATCATCAAACGTAAATAACCAACTTTCAGCCGATGTAATTCTAAATATTGTAGCTATTCATAAAGCTACTCAACAAGAATTTAAAAGACAAATGACTTATTCTGAATGGATGACATTCAAAAGAGACAGAAAATATTATTATAAAGCTTATCAAATATGAAATACACAAAAGAACAATCTCAAAGACTTAAAGACAAAGCAATAGATGGTTACACAAAATGGACTATGTGGAAGGCTTGGAATCCTTTGATAACTCACGATGGAGAGTTTTATATAATCGAATCTAAAATAAACAATCCTTATTTTAAATAAAATTTATATATTTGTTGTTATTTATGTACTTAAATGCTAGAAGAACTTTGTAAAAGAGATAAGGATTGGCGTAGAATGGCTTTTCATATTTGTAAGAGCAAAGATATTGCAGACGATATTGTACAGGATATGTATATTAAATTCTCGAATTATAATAAATCGCTAAATGAGTACTATATTTTCTTTGCTTTAAAATCTATATTTTTAGACTACTTAAGAAAAGAAAAAACAAAAGTAGAACTTAATGAAAATTTATGTAACTTTGATGAGTATGATTTTGAACAAGACAAAATAAAAGAATTAGCACTTGAAAAAGTAAAACAATTACCATATTTTGAAAAGGAATTATTAACTGTTACTCAGGAAATAAGCCAAAGAAAATTAGCAAGAGAAACAGATATTTCTTTCATCGTTATTAATCAAACAATTAAGAAAACAAAAAAACAATTATGGGAAGAACTAAAAAAATTAAAGGACTAGGGGACTTAATAGCAGCGGGGACATCGGTAATAGGAATAGAGCCTTGTGATGGATGCAATAAACGTAAAGAAAAACTTAATCAATTATTTCCATTTGGTATTGAAGAGTTTTCTGATATAGAAAAAGAATACTTAGGCACGTTTTTTGAAAGCAATAAAGAAACATTAGATTCAAAAGACCAAAAGCAAATATTAGATATTTATTTTAGAGTGTTTAGAGTCAAACCGTTTAACCCTTGCATTAATTGTTCAGGAGTATGGAAATCTATTGTTAATAAATTGAAAAAAGCTTATGAAAACTAAAATACTATTGCTATTTATTTTAATTTTTTCGCTAGGAGCAAGTTGTGAACCAGAAGATACAGCTATAAACGAATGTAACTGCGAGAAAGTATACTATCTTTACAAAGTTCGTTTAGATGGCGTACAAGCTACTTGGTACTATCAAAAAACTTATTCAGAACCTACTACATTAAATTGTAATGATGAATCAGGGCAGTATGTGCAAATAGGAAGTAATGAATATTATAGAATTGAATGCAAGTAGTAAAAATATCAGAGGTTAAACTTAATCCTAACAATCCTCGTTTAATTAAAGACGACAAGTTTAAAAAGTTAGTTCAGTCTATAAAAGACTTCCCCGAAATGCTTAATATTAGACCTATTGTAGTAAATACTGATATGGTTATTTTAGGCGGTAATATGCGTTACAAAGCGTGTAAGGAGGCTGGATTAAAAGAAGTTCCTGTTATTATTACAGACCTTTCAGAAGAAAAGCAAAGAGAGTTTTTAATAAAAGATAATACAAGCGGTGGTGAATGGGATTGGGAGTTACTTAAAAATGAATGGGATGTAGCAGAGCTTGATGCTTGGGGCTTAGACGTTCCTGACTTTGGAACAGAAGTATTAGAAGCCGGAGAAGATGATTTTGACGCAACACCACCCGAAGAACCAATTACCGTTTTAGGTGATTTGTATGAGATTGGAGAGCATCGATTGTTGTGTGGGGATAGTACCAAAACAGATGCTTTTGAAAAATTAATGGACGGGGAACTTGCGGATATGGTTGTAACAGACCCTCCGTATAATGTAGCTTACGAAGGAAAAACAAAAGACGCTCTTACTATTGAAAACGATTCAATGGGTAATGATGATTTTTATAAATTCCTTTATGATTTTTATACAGCACTAACAACGGCAGTAAAAAAGGGAGGAGCAATATATGTATGGCACGCATCTTCTGAAGTTATTAATTTTGGTAAAGCAATGGTAGATGCTGGATGGTTATTAAAACAACAGTTGATTTGGGTTAAAAATACAATGGTAATGGGTAGACAAGATTACCAATGGAAACATGAGCCTTGTTTATATGGTTGGCTTGCTGGAGATAGTCATAAATGGTATTCAGACAGAAAACAAACAACTGTTATTAATTTTGATAAGCCACAAAGAAACGGAGAACATCCAACTATGAAGCCAATTGGGTTATTTGGTTATCAAATAGAAAATTCTTCTAAAGTAGGAGATTTAGTAATAGATGCTTTTGGTGGTTCAGGAACTACAATGGTGGCTTGTGAGCAATTAAAAAGAAAAGCAAGAGTAATTGAGTACGACCCGAAGTACTGCGATGTAATAGTAAAGCGAATGATTAAACTTGATGACACTTTAACCGTTAAAAGAAACGGAGTTGATGTAACTAATGAATGGAAATAATGGCATACGATAAAAATAAAATATTTGAACAAGCTAAAGAAGTCACAGTAAAAAACAAACTATTTTTTATTGAGGATATTGTTGCTTTTTTGCCTTGCTCAAAGAATTATTTTTACGACCATTTTCCTCCTGATTCCAACGAATATGACGAACTAAAAGCATTACTAGACACTAACCGAACTACTTTAAAAGTTTCAATGCGGTCAAAATGGTACACTTCAAACGCTCCAGCTTTGCAAATGGCTTTGATGAAATTGATTGCAACTCCAGAAGAATTAAAGAAGTTATCTATGCAGTTTATTGAAAGCGAAAATAACACTAAGTTAAACAGTAATATCAAAGTTGAAATAGTAGAGCCTAATGACGATTAAGTCAACAATAGTCTTTCAAAAGAATTGGAACGCATTAAACAGCGGACAATATAAATACATAATCAACAGCGGTTCTTCACGTTCAAGTAAAACCTTTTCAATTATTCAAATCTTTTGGATATTAGCGTGGACTAAAGAACGTACTAAATTAGCGGTATTCCGTAACACCAAAAAGGATTGTAAAGATACTATTTTACAAGATATGCTTAAGTATTACCCAACTTTAGAGAATTGGGATAGTATTAAGTATAACAAGACTGAAAGTACGTTAACGTTTCCCAACGGATCAACGATATTTATCGAGGGTACAGATGACGAATTAAAAGTACACGGTTATCATTCAGACTATCTTTGGTTTAATGAAATTTACAAAGTTCCTTTAGAAGTATTTAACCAATTAGATATGCGGTGTAGTGGTTCAGTATTTCTTGATTACAATCCAATTGGCATAATGTGGAGTGATAACCTACTAAAGCAAGATAACGCTATTGTAATTCATTCCACATTTAAAGACAATCCTTTTTGCCCATTAGAACAGAAAAAGAAAATACTATCTTACGAGCCTACACCGTACAATATCGAGCAGAAAACAGCAAGTGATTACCTATGGACTGTTTACGGACTAGGTTTAAAAGCTGAAAAGCCTAACAGGATTTTCAAAGGATGGGAAACAATGAGCGAAAAGTTGTTTTTTGATTTACCTTATCAAAGTTATTATGCAACAGATTTTGGTCTTAGTGCGCCAACCGCAAACTTAGAATTTAAGTTTGATGGCGATAAAACATTTTTTCTACACGAAAGACTTTATAAACCAATGAACAAGATGCAAGGTTCTTTGTCGGATGAGTTTGCTTCTTTAAATACTGTTAAAAGCAAAGAAAATATTGCGGATAGCGGTAACGAGTTAAACAAAGCAGAGGGGCAAAAATTAAAGAATAGTGGATATAATATAATATTTGCGCAAAAAGGACACGGAAGTATTAACGCTGGAATTGAAACGATGCAAAAGTGTAAAATTATCTACACCGAAACAAGCGTTAATTTAGAAGATGAATATGAAAATTGTAGTTGGAAAGTCTATCAAGGTATTCAAATGGACGTGCCAGAGGATAACCAAAAAGACCACCTTTTAGATTGTGCTAGAATGGGCATAAGTTGGTACGTTAAAACTCGTTATTTGTCAATTTAAAAAATAATTAACCGTTGTATTATATTAATTAATATATTTGCACTAACTATGTGAAGTTGCATAGTACTCATAATGGAACTAAGATACAACACAACACAGATTAATCCTATGTTATACTAGATATAGCATAGGATTTTTTTATTAATATGGTAACAAAATCAATTAGTTTATTTGGTCGGGAACTGGTAAGAGTCGAACGCAATCGAGCGGGTGAGTTCTCTTACGCCTTTCTCGACGGTGGCAATGACTTTGTGAATAGTGAGAAGTATTTAGCCACATCGTTAGAGAACCCCGTATTAATGACTGTATTGGCTTTGCGTGCCAGACTATACTCACAAATGCAAATAACGCATTTAGGCAAAGACAATAAGCCAATTGAAAACAGTCCTTACTTAACGCTATTAAGACAACCTAATTTTTTTCAAAGCCAAGAAGATTGGTTATTTCAACAAGTATGGTTTTTAAGTGTGGCGGGTACAAATTTTATTTATGAGCGTAAAGCATTTACAAACGAATTGCCAAAGGCGTTATATAACTTAATACCAGCCGAAATAGATTTCAACAAATCGCATAAAATTGATAAGTGGATAACGACAAAGCAAGATATTAAAACATTCGGTGATAGGTACATTAAATACACTTTAGATAATAAAGTTTACGATATTAAACTAAGTGAGTTAATACCACTTTACGATATGGCAAACGGAATGACTAACAATAGTTTTTTTAGTTCTCCAAGTCGTATAAAAGGAATTAATAAGGTATTACAAAACATCGATGTTAATTTGTCTAGTAAGCATAAAAACTTACAAATGTCGGCTAAGTATCTAAGTCAAAACGAAAGCACGGGAAACGAGGCGCAAATACAAGATGCAGACCGTAAAGATATTTTAAGAACGTTTAGCCGTAAAGATTTATTAATTACCAACGCTAATATAAAAGTTCAGCACCTTGTAACAGATATGAAAAAATTGTTCTTAGATGAACAGTTTGCCGATGACGCTAACAAAGTGTTATTAGCTTTTGAAATGAATAAGAACGTTCTTAACTACTTCGCTAAGGATTCAACCTTTGAAAACCAAAGCGAGGGAATTATTAGCTACATTCAAAACTCTATTCAAACAACTGCTAAAAACACAATGAACAGTTTATCTTCTCAATGGGGATTAATTGAAAAAGGCGAAAGATTAGTAGCTAGTTATGACCATTTAGCGAGTATGCAACCCGTCGTAACTAAAAAGATAGCTTCATTTACTGAAATGCAAAACGCTATTAAAATAGCTATTGAAAACGGGACAATGACAGCGGTTGAAGCAAAGAAAATGAGTGATGATTTTAAACTTAAATTAGGGTTATAATGGGAACTAGACTAAACTTAAACGAGATTAACAAGCATTTAGAAAAGAAAGATTTAGACCCTAAATTAAAACAGTCTTTGCTTGACAAGAAAGATATATTGTTGAAAGATAAAATTGTAAAGAAATGACAATAGCCGAAATAGTAAAAAACAAAGTTGAGTTGTCTAATATTAAAAAATTAGCTATTAAACATACTGATGGAGTATCAAACAGACCGTTAAAAGATTCGGATAGTATATCTAAATCTATGGAATTGCCTAATGAAGATGACAACGCTTTGCAAAAGGTAATTGCAAACACTTATTATTGGGTAGATAGTCATCAAGACGTACACGTTAAAGGCACTTTTACCAAGTCAATAAAAGAAAATTTACCTAAAATATATCATTTAGACAACCATGATAGTAAAAACGGATTTCGTTCTAAGGTTGGAAATGTAAAAGACATACAAGAAGTTGAGGTTAAATGGGAAGACTTAGGTATAAAAAAGCAAGGCAAAACCATTTGTGTAATTGGGACAACTGAATTAATAGAGGATTATAATAAGCAAGTTTTCGACGCTTACAAGAATGGAGAAATAGACCAGCATTCAGTAGGGATGGTTTATTTAGATATGCAATTAGCGGTCAATGATAAACAATATCCAGAAGAATTAAAAGCGTGGAATGAAGTATATCCATTATTAGGTAATCCAGAAGAAGCCGATAGACTAGGATTTTTTTGGGTACAGAAACAAGCAAAATTAAAAGAGATTAGCTGTGTATTATGGGATGGCTCAAACGCCTTGACTCCAGCTATAAAAAATACCGAAGCCGATACAATCACTTTGGAAAATGACGAAGCCGAGCAATCACTTCAAAAACAAGTAGACGAAACAAGTATTAATGAATTTCTAAAAAGAATTTAAAATGACACAAGAACAATTAGATGCTTTGCAGTCAAAAATTGACGGATACAAGGCACAAGTAGAAACTAAAGCCGATGCGACAGCAATCGATGCTTTAAAAGCAGAGCTTCAAACGTTAAAAGATAATAACGTTGACAAGTCAGTAGTTGACACTTACAAAGAGCAAATCGATGAATTGGCTTTGCAGTTGAAAGGAATTACTGAAAAAGGAAACGCAACGGTAAAAACTCTTGAGGAGCAATTAGCAGAAAACAAAGAAGCGTTAAAAGAAATTGCTAACGGATCTAACAAAGAGGTTGTTGTAAAAGCACTTACCAATAGAGCTGCAATTGCAAACAACGAACAAGCGTTTGATTTACCTGATTTAGGGCAATTAGCGCATAGAAAACTAACTGCTTACGACATTTTCCCAAAGCTAAGAGTTGCGGACGGAAATAACAACGGGGTTATTCGTTATTACGATTGGGATGAGGACACAATCGTAAGAGCAGCGGCAGCCGTAGCAGAGGGCGCAACATTCCCTGAATCAACAGCTAAATTCAAAAAAGGTAGTATTTCAATTCAAAAGATTGGGGATACTTTGCCAGTTACAGAGGAGTTCTTTGAAGATGCTCAAATGTTTGCTGCTGAATTAGGTATGTTCTTGGAAACAAACGTAGCTATTAAAGTTGATGGAGATATTATCAACGCTACTGGTGCTGGTAACACAATTACTGGCTTAGTTGCTTCTGTTAACGCATTTACGCCAGTCGCTTCTGGAATTTCAGATGCTAACATTTACGACTTACTTGTAAAAGTTTCGGAATCAATTACATCGACTGGCGGTTCTAAATACACGCCAAACTTCGCTGTAATGAACATTAGCGACATCAACAAAATGAAGTTGAAAAAAGATGCAAACGAAAACTATATCATTCCACCATTTGTAAGCCGTGATGGTTCAAATGTTTCAGGAATTACAGTTGTTGAGTGTAATGCTGTTACAGCTAACACAATGGTTGTAGGTGATAATAGATTCGCTAGAATTTACGAGAAACAAGGTGTTGAAATTTCAAAAGGTTATTCAGGTACTCAATTCGTTGAGGATGAAATGACATTGAAAGCACGTAAGAGATTAGCTTTCTTAATTAGATCAGCCGACAAAGGAGGATTCTTGAAAGTAACTTCTATTAGTGCTGCACTTGTAACTTTAGCTACATAATATGAAAGCCGAAGTTGTTTTTACAGAGGACTTTGCCACAAAGAAAAAAGGCGATAACTGGCTTTGTGATAAACAAGTAGCAAGTCATTTAGTACACGTTGACAAAGTAGCGAAGTACAAAGAAACAGAAAAAGTAAAAAAAGAAACTAAAACCAAAGAGTAATGTCAATTTGTACTATTTCTCACTTTCAAAAGTCTAACGAATTATACATTCCGTTAAGTGTAGCTGATCCCGTATCTAATGCGAGCCAAGCTAGTACTGATAACCAAGACTATTTGACTAATTTAATTAGTGTAGTTGAGAAAAACATACTATTGAATGCTTTAGGTTTAGCGACTTATAACACACTTCAATTGGCTATATCGGATGACTTTACGAATCCGATATATGCCTCTTATGAAAAGCTAGTAAAGGGCGATGAATACGACGGTAAAATATGGGTTGGATTAGAGTACGATTACTCTTTGATAGCTTATAAAGTATTTGACGAATTTACAACCCAAACAGCTAGTAGATTGTCAGCTATTGGAGCGGTAACGGTTAATCCACAAGGGGCACAATTGGTTTCGCCTAAGTACATTATTGCAAACGCAAACGCTAAGTTTATTAAACAGTACCAAGACGGTTATTTAAACGAGCCTATCATTTCAGATGATGGTTTATTTATCGACTGGTTTGGCACTCAAGATGATTTAAACGTTTCTATGTATCGGTATTTAGTAGATAAAAAAGCGGACTTTGTAGATTGGAGCGAAGAAAATTTTAGACCAAGCCAAGACTTTAAAAATTCATTTGGTATATGATAGTATTTGAAACAGCGATTGATGCGATTGTAAACGTTTTGCCACCTAGCGTGGATGCAAAAAACGTGAGCCGTTCTATTCAATTCGGTTGGGGAACAATAGAAGAACTTAACAAGTACTTACTTTTGCCCTCAAATCGTTCTAAATACCCTTTGATTTGGCTAACAACTGGTAAAGATACAAACGATTTGCGAGAGCCTAGTGTAACACGTCGGGCAAGGTTAATCTTTGCAACACGTTCAACTAATTCAAGCGAATTAAATCGTTATCAGTTTAGAAATGACTTTGATGTTATTTTGCAACCAGTACTTGATAATTTTTTATACGCATTAACGCATAGCGGAATCAGTAGGTTTAATGATAAAGACTTTGAAACAGAAAGACTTCCTAATTATTCGGTGGTTTTAGGTGGAGAAAGCAAAACAGAAACTTTAGCTATTTGGAACGCTATAACGCTAGATGCGAGTATTACAATAAACGGCTTACCAAATTGTTTAAAACAAATATTTTTTAATTAAAAACACAAAGAAACTATGGCAGTTTTAATAAACCAAAAGGATTGTTCAAAGACAATCCAAAATCTAGGTTTAGCTGATTGTATTTTAAACAACGGCAGAATCACAGGGATGATTGCAACCTCTCCATCGTGGAGCATTGACCTTACTAGCGCAACGCTAGATTTGGCAGCAGTAAACGTACTTATTCAAGACGGAACGTTTATTCCTGTTAACGGAGCAGTTGAAGCGGTTAACAACACACCCGAAGCAACAACTGAAGAATATCAAGGCGGTATTATGTCAGTTGTTAGAAACGGACTTGTACAACTTACCTTTAAATTCTTGAAAGGATGGGCGTACGCTAGAGCGTTATACTCTATGAACTCGTTTCAACAATACAAAGTGCTTATTGTATTTGAAGATGGAAGTATTGCGGGTGCAGTAAGCGGAAACATTTTTAGCGGTTTTACGCTAGGAATGTTAAACACAGGTACATTTATGCACACAGACGGTTCAGCGAGTGGATATGTTAATACAACTATTCAATTGACTAGCACCGACGAGTATAACCTTAATTCAGCGGTTATTGATAGAAGTATTTTAGGATTTGACGCTAATGGATTGTTGCCGATTACAGACATTGTAATGACTGGTAGAGCCGATGCGTCAGAAAACAAAGTTTACTTTAAAGCTAAGTTCAAAACAAATCAATCACAAAACTTGTTAGGTTTAGCAATCGCTAACTTAAAAAGTTACGTTGAGGGAGTTGCGGACACTATTACGGCTTTATCTTTGTCTTACAATAGCACAACCGAAGAATACAGCTATACGCCAACAGCGACATTAGTAGCAGCAGACACGGTTGTGGTTGAGTTAGTAGATGGCTCAAAAGATGTAGCTTTGGTAGGTACTAAGTACTACAAAGGGAAAACCGACACAATCGTTACGGTAGCATAAGTTTAACCTACTTAAAAAAATACCTATCAATTCATTTTGGTAGGTTTTTTTATTTATATTTGCAATAAGAAAAGCAGTAATTAATTAGTAATGAGAAGACAATCAATTTATATTGGTTGTCTTTTTTAATTTAAACTAGATACGATGGATATATTCGGCAGACACATATTTGGAACAGACGCGCAAGAGTTTATTGATTTATGCTTTGAAAGTCAAGTAGCGTACATTGAAAAGTACACAACACAAAGAGATAAAGAGCAAATTAAGCTATTATTAAGCAATCTAGCACTAGACAAAGACGAGTGTTTAGACTGTAAAAAACAACGTGAGAATTATGGCAATAATATCAGTAGCACAGTATCAAAAGAGGTTGCAGTCGGTGACGAAGATAACAGTACTCCGAGAGTTAGTAAACGAGGAACTAATAAAAGAGGAAAGCAATCTTAAGTTATTAAAGGAGCAAGACTTTTTGCAAGGAGATATTTTTGGAGATGGCACTACTTTTCGTTATAGAAGTTTAGACTATGAAAGGTATAAACAAGCAAAAAACCCTATTGCGGGTGGTAAGGTAGATTTAATTAATACGGGTTCGTTTGTTGATGCTATGTATTTATTAAAACCAAAACAAGGACGTTATTTATTCGGGAATAGAGATACAAAAAGAAATATATTAAAACAGATTTACGGGGATAACATTTTCGGACTTAATCAAAAAGTATTTGATAAGTTTCAATTAGAAATAATACAGCCTAGATTTATTCGAGCAATTAAAGCAAAAGCTAATTTATAATGCCAAAATACGATTCAATAGATACTATTCCAGCTAAGGTATATTTCGATATAAAGGAAAGTAGTAATTTACAACTATTAAAACCAAAACCTAGTGAAAAGGATTTAGAGAAAATCTTTGAATCAATCGACGACCAATTTTTCTTGCGTTCTAAAAATCCCGAAGCGCAAAGGTATCTAAATTTAACAGTTGAAATACAGTACTTGAATTATAAAATCGCCACATTAAAAAGTTCTTTACATCATTACTACTATACTGAAACGAATTTAGAAATGCGCAATAGATTTGCTCAAGCGTTGTTAGATGGATACGATATTGTATTAAATACGGAAGTGCCTTTTAGCGATGAAGTTCATAGGATTTTAACCATTGATGTAGGTATTTTAAAGAATGATTTGTCTTTTTTAGAGAATGAGTATAACGATATGATTAAGCGAAGCAAGGGCAAAGATTTTAACTTCTTTGGTTCGATTGTATCACTTTCAACAATATTGCCTAATAATTCGCTACTAAAAGAGGAAATGACATTGGCGGTTTATGTAGAATTAAGCAATAAAGCACAAGAAATAGGGGCGGAAAACGAGCGACAACGATTAAAAAATAAGAAGTAATGGCTGAATTTATAGAATTTTTATCGCCACAAGCACTAGCAGAGTTAGAAAAGGCTAATGCCGAGTTACTCACTATGGTTGCAAACGTTAATAAAGTAGGTCAAGCCACTAAAAATATTACTACACCTAGCGCGGGTAAAGGTGCTATTCAAAATTTTACAGCTAATTACCAAGCACAAGAAAAAGCTATTGAACGTGCTAGACTAGCGGATTTAAGACTGCAAAAACAAAGAGAGCAAGCATTTGATAAATATGAGGCACAGTTAACTAGAGAACAAGCGAAATTAAAAGCAGCAGAAACTCTACACAATAGAGTAAGTGCTTCAATGCGATTAATGGAGCAAACTTATAGAGATTTAGCTTTACGAAAAGAGTTAGGCGGTACTTTGACTAAAAACGAAGAAGCAAATTATATAAGATTACAAAAAAGAATACAAGAATACGATCGGGCGTTAAAAGCGGTTGACGCTACAATGGGGAAGCATCAACGAAACGTAGGAAACTATGCGAGTGCTTTCAATCCATTATCAAACTCAATCAATCAATTAACCCGTGAAATGCCAGCATTTACATATTCCGTTCAAACGGGGTTTATGGCGTTGTCTAACAATATACCAATATTTACAGATGCTATTGGCAATGCAGTTGCGCAAAACAAGCTATTGCAAGCAGAGGGAAAGCCAACAACAAGCGTGTTAAAACAATTAGCGGGAGCGTTTTTATCTTGGCAAACTTTGTTAGGTGTTGGAATTACTTTACTTACTGTTTACGGTAAAGAGATAGGCGATTTTATAAGCAAGTCTTTTGAAAGCGCAAAGGCAACCAACGCAATGACTTTAGCAAGAAAGGAATTAAACGATGCTAGTGTAAAAGGTCAGAAAGCAGCAGTTGAGGAAACGGTAAATCTTAAATCTTTATTAGCAATTGCAAAAGATACGTCGCTAAGTTATAGAGAGCGTGTTATAGCTGTAAATGAATTACAAGATACTTACCCCGCTTATTTTGGCAATCTAACTAAGGAGCAAATTTTAGCGGGGGAAACTGCCAAAGCTGAAAGAGAATTGACATCAGCTATATTATCAAGAGCAAAAGCCAACGCAGCGGTTGAAAAAATTACAGAAAACCAAAGTAAGTTAATTGATATTGAATTACGTAAGTTAGAAATAACCAAAGAACAATCACAAGCCGAAAGAGATTTACAACGTGAAAGAGTAGCATCACAAGGCGCAAGCGGTGGTCAGCTTGTAACAGGTGTTAATCAAAATCAATTTAATGCATCTGTTAGACTAGCTTCATTAAGAAAAGAATTAAACGAGTTGTTAAAAAATGAAAGCGATTTAACAGTAATAAACAATGCGCTTACTAATTTCGCAATACAAAACGAAAAAGAAAGCATTTTACTAAAAGAGAAAAAGGCAAAAATAGATAAAGAAGCTAATAGAGAAAAACTCATAGCAGTTGAATTAGAAAACAAAAATACAGACATTAAGAATTCTTTGATTTCTAAAATAGAGGAAGAAATAGCCACTAACAAAAGGTATAGAGATGAAGCGGCAACAAACATAGACCAATATCGTCAATTTGACAAAGTAGTTAGGGATTTAAGCGAAGCACTAGACTTGATAAAAGACCCTAGCAAATTTATGAGTAAAGATGTTAGCGGTTTAAAAGCGCAACAAGAGGCAGTTGAAAAGCATAAAAAAGGCATAGAAGAACTGCAAAAAGCTATGGAGAATTACTCAAATAGCTTTTACGACAGCTTTGTTAACAACAGCGGTTTTACAACTACCTTTAAAATACTTAATGATGAAATTATAGGCTTTGGTAGCAATGTAGAAGTAACGGCTTTAGCTATTACCGAATCATTCCAAGAAATGTTTAACTTTATAAATCAAATATCTCAAGAAAACTTTGATGCGCAACGTGAAAGATTACAACAAGAAAAGGAAATATCTTTAGCTTTTGCGGGGGATTCAGATACAGCACGTGCTGAAATTGAAAGACAAGCGGAACAAAGAAGAAAAGAAATTGACAAACGAGAGTTTAAGGCTAAACAACAACAAGCAAAAGCCAATATTATTATAGACACGGCGCAAGCAATTGTGGGACTGTGGGCAAATCCTGGATTCCCCGCTGCAATACCTTTAGCGATAATAGTTGGCGCATTAGGGGCAGCGCAATTAGCCGTTGTTAGTTCTCAACAAGCACCCGCATACAAAGACGGAACGCAAAGCCACAAAGGCGGTTTAATGCTTGTAAACGATGGTAACGGTTCAAACTTTGCCGAAACAATACAAACGCCAGACGGAAGTATTTATCAACCAACAGAACGCAATGTATTTATGAACGCTCCGAAAGGAACTAAGGTATTCACTCACGACCAATGGCAAAAGAATTTAGACAGCATTTTAATGAGTAATGAGATTAACTATGCGCAACCTAATGTAGTTGTGAATAGTGGTGGAATAACACCCGAACAAATGAACCGATTAGCTTCAATTGTTGAAAGCATACCACAGCCGATTTTGAATTTAGATAAAAACGGATGGAAGTCTAGCGTACGCAACGGACACACCACGAAAGAAATATTAAACAATCAAGTAACATTCGGTAGATAATGGCGCACCCATACGACGAGAACGGATTTAGACACTATTTGAAGTTTTACGACTTTGGTATGGATTGGTACGAAATAGCCGAACCGATTGGCTTTGATGGTGCAAAGTACGTTAAAAAGCAATTATCAAACCGATGGACTAGAGATGTAGAGTATTTTGCTATTGATGGCTTAACGTTTCCAGATGCTTTTAACAGCAGACTAGCAGAGGCTAGAGTTTACAATCCACAAGGCGATACTTCCGAGTATATGGATTACGGCTTTGAGCTCCTAATGGAAAACAGACGTATAAAAGGAAGCGAAATGAAAGTTGGGTATAAAATCTCACGTGATGGTTTAGACTTTAGGGAGTTTGAACTAGACAGCCGAGAAGATGATTTAACCGATGGAGAAACGTACTTTAAATGTAAGTTAATTGAAATCGGATTAGTTGCAGACCATTTCCGCAACCTTAAAAACACGTTCAATGCGTTTAGTGATAAGAATTGTAAAGGGGAAACTATTACGCCGATTGAGCATTTTAATTATTTATGCAAAGCTACGCCTATTAAAACTAGAAGTATATTTAAGATTCCTAACGAATTGTATTACGAACGTTTGGCTGGATCTGGAGGAATAAGCTACAATCCTAGTCAAGTTATAACAGAATACGGCGTAAACGACACATTAGGATGGTTATCGGTAGATAGTGCAGATTATACTGATTTTGCAATAGTAAGAGCTGCTGTTACAACTACAGATATAAAACTAAAAATAGAAGTAAATTTTGACTACAATTTAAAACCTGGAAATCCATTAAATCATTCTGGGATAATACAATTATGGTATGTGGTTGAAAGCGGGGTTCAAGAAAGACTTTTAAATTTAGGTACTTTAAGCACTCAGCCAGAGCCTGATGTATTAACTGGAACTATAATAGAAACTTATGAAATAGAAATAAATGAATTGCCAGTAGGTAAAAAAATATTTGTTTTTTACAATATATTAGGTCAAGGTTCTATTTTGTCAAAAAACAATACTATAACCATTGAAGCAGTTGAAACAGACTTAGACTTAGTAGTTCCCGCAGTACGTTATTTCGATTTGATTAGACAAGGCGCAAAGTACGTTAATGATTTGCCAATACTATTTACTAACTTCAATCAATTTGAAAGTCAAGCGGTTTTCAGCCGTTCATTGTTGGAACAAAGAAAGGAATTGTACACAACGAATGAGGACATACACAAGTCTTTGCAAGAGTATTGCGCAGACGTGGAAATATCAAAGGATAATATTAACATTAGACAACACCCCGGTTTTTACGAGAATGAGGAAATAGCATCTTTTTTAGTTATACCTAGCGATGATTACACCGAGCCATACGACGAAACGTATTTGATTAATAACCTAAATTACGGTTATAAAAATTACGAGCAAGACCGAAACACGAAAAACACAGCTCAATCGTTTCATACTTATGCTGAATTCTTGCCAAAGAATGAAAGAGCCGATAAGAGTAAAAAAATAGAGAACGAATTTATACGTGATCCGTTCTTAAAACAAGCAACTTTCAACCTAGCAATTAGAACTCCTAGTACTTCAACTGAAAAAGACGAAAAGTTATTTATTGAAGATATGGTACAACTAGCTCCGAATACGTCGAGGGAGTTTGTACGCACACTTTTAATGCGTTGGACTGATGGCAGACTAGAGATTTTAAACCGAAATACGCTAGGCACGAATGACGATGCTGTTTTGAATTGGAATAACATTGGATTAGGTATTGGTTCATCTTTTCAAATATTAAGCGGTGCAAACGTTGGGAATTACACTGTATTTTCCATTAATGAAAGCGGTACTACTTTAACGTTAACACCAATAGGTGGAATTACCCAAGTAACGGGCAACTACACTATTAGAATGAAACACTTTTATACCAATGTAAATTGGCAAACAAGAACGACAGAGGGTTTTACTATTGCGCCAAAAGGTTACAGCAATCTAGCCTACACTATCAAACGTAATTTAAAGTATTGGTATTACTATTTAGGAACTGCAACAATTTACTGCAAAAAAGATATTGTAAATTCATTCTTTAAAAACTTTGGTAAGTTAGAAACACAATTAGATATTGAGTTAACGCCAGTTATTGAAGATGCAACAATACCTTATATCGATTTATACACGCCTTTAGTTGAGCCTATTTCAATCAAATCTAAAATAGTTGCGCCTTATGCCGATGTATTGCAGTATTTAGAGAATTACAGAACGACAAAAGGCTTTGTTAGGCTTTACAATCCAAGCGGTAAAGTAGTAAGGGTTTTTCCAAAAGATTTCCAATACACCATAGCAACAAACGAAGCTGATATAGTTGGAGAAAAGAAGTTTGAAGATGATTTTTTACGCATTGATATTGTCGGCAGTGTGGTAAACGTGAATGATGCGCCTTATGATTTATCGGGCGTGGCTAATTGGTTTATTGCTAAAAATGACTTCATTCAACTTTATGACGAAAAAAGTAATCCTTTGAGTAATTATTATCGTTATGATTTTGTACTTTTGAACGGGGTAAAATATAACTCTATTGCTGAATTAGTTACCCAATTAAACACCGTTGTATGGACTTAGCCTTTGTTAGACTATATTTGAATGACTTTACTAGCGCATTACAAGGCGATGATAGTAACGCTGTAACGATTGCTAAGAGTGCTTATATTCAACTATTGCCGTGTGGTAAAATATCACAGTTCAGCGACTGCAAAAATGGCGTTGCGTTTGTCGGCGGTATTAAAGTAGAGCTCGTCGATGCTTGTGATACGGTTTTAGAAGATGTTACTAACTTCTTTGCATACGATACATTTGTTAAAGATGGACTTCCCCAAATCAATTGGGAGTTTGGAAAAATGGGCAAAGATTATTATTTCAAAAGGTTATTTTTAAAGATAACCGACTTAATCAACGAGAATGTTTACTATTCTAGTGGTTTTATAATGACCTCTATGGATAGCGAATTAAGCACCGAGTTTGTTTATAGAGAAATAGGTCGTTTTCGTGGGATTCCTTACGATTTAAAAGACTTTTATCAACGCATTAGATTCTATAAATGCTACTACAAAGATTCGTCAAACGTGTCTAATTTAAAGGAATACACTAAAACCGATGGTAAGATAGCTAATTATAGAGATGTGCCAACATACGGTAAAAAATTCATATTTGATAAGTTAGATATTGCAATAGATAACCGTATCAATCAAATGTTTGCACACTCTATTTTGTACGCTAATGAGGAGCGAATGAAGTTGATTTCTTATGAGCCTAATGAAGTCGTTGGTGATACGAATTGGAAAACGGCAACTTTTAACCTTAATCCACAAGGCGAGTATTTTACATTAGGAGTTCAAGTATTAGAAGATTTAACACTACAATTAACGCCTAGCGGGATGTATTCGGTTGATTTATTCCCAAGTGATATTGTTGGAATATTTAACCAAACTGTAACGCTAGGCGTTGGTAGTTTAAAAATATATGACGAGTTTAACGCATTAATTACTACTTTTACAGAAGCAGATATTGCTTTGGTAGACAATGAGTTTACAATTGATAACAGCGCATTTGTTAAGACAGTCAAAAGTTATTACATTATAATCACAGAAGGATTGTTTGTAGGCTTAGGATGTGGCAGTTTTAAAGTAAGTAATATTAATGAGTTTACTTTTGAAATAGTAGCGGGGCAATACGACCCAGAAGATTATGATACAGATAACGATTATACATAGATTATGAGTACACTAGCAGAAATAACCGACTTAATAGATGACAATGTAAGGAATAAACTCCCTTTAGTTATTAAAACCGAACACGCTGACGTTGAGCAGTTGATAACCGATGAAATGTTCCCCGATTCAATCGTTGTTGAATGGGATGGTGATTCACAAGTAAGCGGACTGCCAGACGTTGAATGTAATGCGTCTTTAACCACAACGGCAAAGTGTATATTTAAGATATACTTTACTAAACACGGAAACAGAGTATTTTACAAAGGAATAATTACAAGTACTGAAACTGTATTGTTTATAGGTAATTTTACAATGGCTACTTTTCCAACGACGCTTTACAAGCCATTAAGCGACCATTCAAGCCTAGCTAACATTACAAGTTTAGTTTCAATGCCCAATGCCGCTATTTCAATTTCTGAAAGCGGGGTTAAATTAATAGGGGCAATAAACGCCAGTACATTGTGGCAATTCGAGGGTTCATATAAAGTAACAAATTAATATTATGGCAGTAGACGCATTTATAACAGAGCAACAACAAGCAATTTACACGGATAATATTTGTAATCCGTATATGACTTTTAACAACGCAATAACCTACGACTTTACAAGTGGTGTAGGTAATGCAACCGTTACCAATTCAGACGAGAAAACGTTATTGGGTGGTAAGGCAATGAAAATACGTGCGTTAACAACTTCTAGTTGTGATTTCAACGCAAATGAGGATTTCAACTTCACGGTTAAAACTGATGGTATTCATAATATACAATTCAGAGCGTATAAATCCGATCCTACGGCAGTTGTAAATATGGTGGTTAAAGTATTTATAGATGATGCTTTGAGTGCTGATAGAACAATTAACGTATTAATGGATTCAGCTAACGGTTTTGCTGATGATACTTGGAACTTGTTTTATCAATCCTTTAGCGCATTAAGTGGCGATGTGGGTTCAGTTTCGTTTTCGTTTGAAAGCGATACAGTAGATTGCATTGTTTATTTAGACGCGTTCAAAATAGAGTGTAACGACCAAAGACAAATAGCACCGAGTATTTACACACAACCGCCTTTTTTAGTTAATAAAAACTCAAGGCTTTACAACTTTACAGACACGCAAGATTTAACAGAAGATACTGCCTACAACTTTGGATTGTTTGATGGCGAACTTGAAAGCAATTGTGGTAGTGAGATTTTAGTCGAGGGTGTAGGATTCAAGCCGACTAGGTTAAACAGCTTTTTCACAGTTAATTGTAACTTTTTAGCTAAAGTCCCAATAGGTACAAATGTTCACATTGACGCTGCATTGAATATTAATGGCACTACTTATTATGCTGATTCGGAATTACTTTATAAAGAAGTAGATGAATTTCAACCTATAAACTTTAATTTTCAACTTCATTGTAACGCTGAATTTTTGGAATTTGAGGGGGCGGTTGAAATAACGCCAAGAGTCAGTAACATTCAAATAAGCAGACGCAACTTAACCATTTCAGAAACAGTAAATTCAAATTAGTATGTTTACGATACAGAAAGACTTAAACGGTATATTTTGGCATATCTATAATAATGCGAGAACACGTGTAAACGTTTCTGACTTTGACGTTGTTATAGACGATGTGTCCAATACTTTTATAATTCAATGTAAGAACGGTTCAAACATACCTAATCAAGCTATTTCAATTAGCTTAATACAAGTTATTGATTTAAGCGTAGGTACTTCACCGATTCTATTTAGCGGTGCTAATGGTTTAATTCAGCTACTAACTGCTAAAGGCTATACGCCTTACTTACAAGTTCCACCATCGGTATCGGTAGTTGTTTATAGAGTTGGTCAAGTAGGGGTTTTTACAATGACACCTACACAATTTACAGACAACTTTACTGAAACTGGTCTTGGTACAAATACAATGCTTGGGTGGGCATTAAGAAATGGAAATAACGGAACTAAAAACCAACAAGGTAAATTCTCATTAAATAAAGGCGTAAGTCCTTATGATGTTATTGGAACGCTTGGCGGTAGTGCTAATAGCGTTTTGATAGACCACAAACATGCTACTCCAAAAGTTATGAGATTTTACACCGCTCCAGAAAGTGGCGCATTCTGGGTTGATACAGATGTGGGTAGTGGTAGTTTAGTGACTCTGGTTCAAGAAACTCAGATGCTGGACGAAGAATCCATTCATAGCGGAGAAACTGGGGCTGGCAAAAACATGCCTCCTTATTTAATTGATGTTTGGGTTGAAAGAGTTACCGAGTTAGTTATCAATTCGGGTAGCGGTGGCGGTGGTGGTATTCAATCAATTGTAGCGGGTACAAATATAACCGTTGATGATAGCGACCCGCAAAACCCTATTGTAAGTGCTAGTGGTGGGGTAACTCAAGATTTAGCTATGGTCTTAGCGGTTGACAACAAAACAAATGAAATTCCAATTATTTCTAATAATGAAAATGGCTATGCATTTATATTAGATGACAGAACAATTGTAGGTAATGATTTTGGCGGAGAAAAAAACATAAAATTTGAAGAAGATACTTTTACTTTAAATTCAACTGTAAGGTATCTTTTTAATGGAAAGGGAATAGATATTGGAACAACATCTGATGGCTTAGGGCTACCTAGACTTACCACAACTCAAATGAACGCTATTGTTGCGCCCACAGAGGGGATGATTGTTTATAATACAACGGAGTCGGAAACTTATCAATATAACGGTGCTACTTGGGTAGTGTTGGGTGCTAACGCAGTAGATTCCGTAAACGGTCAAACGGGCGTTGTTGTTTTAGATGCTGCCGATGTAGGAGCAGACGCAATAACATCAGCAACAACGGGCGCAGTAATATCATTCGCTACACCTCAAATTTATAACTCCATTGCTTCGCCAAGTTCGTCAAATTTAACCGATAGTTTAACAGGCGCACGAATAGGAATAGTTCAAAA